GTGATGCCGTATTGCTGCAATACGGATTTCATCAGGCCGCCGCACGTCCATTCGAGCATGATGCCTTCTTGCCCTTGGTCGATATCGACGGGGCCATTCATGCCGCCGCCGCGATAGGCTTCCATCTTTCGCGACAGTTTCGGGGGCGTCACTTCGGCCACCTGGCCGACGAAGTTCTCGCCGTTCTGGAACAGGTTGAACGCCTTTAGTTTCTTCGGCAATGCCATGTTTAATTGCTCCTAGTTAGGCCGACACGCGCGCGGCGAAGTCAGCGAGATAGCGGTCGGTGATGCGTTGGCGCAGCATCAGGTTTTCGATCGGCGGAACCGGCGTGTAATCGTAATCAATCGCGAGCTTGCCGGCCTTCAATGCGTCGACTTCGTTCGCGCTTTCGTCGAACCATGCCGAGCCGCCGAGCAGATAGCCGTTTGCGATCAGCTCGCGGAATTTCGCATTGATGCTTTCGATGATGTCGCGCACGAGCGACGGGTGCATCGGCTTGTCGACATACAGCATGTGCGCCTCGGCCATCGTGTCGGCGAGCACTTGCGCGGTGCGCGTGTAGTTCTCGAACGCGAACATCGGATCATCCGAGCAGGTGCGCGAACCCCAAAACTTGTAACCCGTCGAGTTAATCAACGTGGTCACATCCTTCTCGTTCAGATAGCCGGCATCCGTCGCGGGGTCTTGCAAATCCCAAAACACATCTCGGCTAATGCCCGTTACGCCGTTGATGCCGACATTCGAAATCGTCTTGTGCCAGCCCGTTTCCTCGTCGATCTTGGCGCGCAGTCCGAGCGCGATCGCCGTCGCGTCGATCGGCTTCGAGGCGTTTGCGGTCGTATCCCATCCGATGAAATCCGGCCACAACACCATCAGCTCGCGCTGGCTGAATTGCTGGCGATAGGCGGTCGCCGCTTCCTTCGTTTCGCAGCCATTCGCCGACACATAGGCAAAGCCGCGCAGCTTTTGTGCGAGTGCGCCGAGGGCCGTCGCGACGGGTTGCGTATCGAGGCCGGGTGCGCCGAGAATCCGCGGCTTGATGCCGAGTTTCGATTGCGCAGCGAGTAGCGCTTGCATGCCGGTATAACCGCCGCCGACCGCCGATGTGCCGATTACGTTGCTCGTCGTCGCGGCATCGTCGATACCCTCGGCGACACGCACGACAACAGTGACGGGCTTCGCCTGTGCCGACATTGCTTCGAGCGTGCGCGCGAGCGTGCCCTTGTTGCCGGCTTTCCCGATCGCCGATTGAATGTTCGTCAGCAGCACGGGCGTATTGAGCGGGAACATTGCCGCGTCAGCATCGAGGCCGGTCGCGACGAAGCCGACAACGGCCGTCGATACGGTGCGAATCGGGCGCGTGCCTTCGTTGATTTCGAGAACGCGCACGCCGTGGTGATAGTCAGTTGCCATATGAATTCCTGTTTAAAAAAGGGCAGTGAAAGGGCGGGTTGCAGCTCGCGACGCTTTCGGCGTTACGCGGGGTCGGCCGGGGTTTCCGGCTCGGTTTCGGGTTGCGCATCGCCCGGCGGGATCACGGGCAGATCGAGCGGGGGCGTGTAGGGCGTCGGCTCGTCGGGCCATACGACAGCCGCCGGGAAGGTTTCGCGATCGAGCGCACGCGTGCATAGCTCGGCATATGCCGACCATGCCTGATAGTTGTAGTGATCCTCGGCCGACAGCGTGCGGGCCGCGTATGCCTCGGCCTTGCCATCGGTGAAGGTCGCGGCCTTCGTCATACGGGCTTCGTATTCGGCGATCGCCGGCGCGCTCGCGACTTCATACGACGCCGGTTCATCGGGCCAGCTCACGGCATCGGGGAACCCTTCGCGCTGGATCGCTCGAACAAGGTCGAGCTGATACGCGGACCAAGCGCGGAAGTAATACGCCTCGGCGCGCGAGAGCAAGCCGGCCGCATAGGCGTCGGCCTTGCCCGCGTTCATCGCCCGTGCATGCGACATGCGCACGTCAAACTCGGCCATTGCAGCAGCGCGCACGCGTTGCGCGACGATCGCCGGATCAATCACCCATGCGCCATCGCGCCATGTGTATTCATCCGAGGGGCGGGGCGTTTCGGTCAAACCGTGCTCGGCCGGCGTCGCGCCGGCGATCAGGATTTCAGCCGGTGCGCCGTTGTCTTGGCGGTACAGGATGCGGCCGCGATAGTCGGGCAGCATTACCCATGCGCCATCGCGATAGAAAGGCCACGTCAGCGGCGCACGGGCCGGCAGCTCGTCGACAGTGCTGAATGCGGGCACGAGCCAGCGGCCGAGGTTCAGCGGGTCAGAGTCGGCCAGCCGGCTCGAAATGTATTGCCCCGTCTCTGCGTCGTATTGATGAATCAGCATGGTTTGAGATCCTTTTTAGTAAGCGCGAATCATGGCGAGCACGGACAGGTTTCGCGGGCGTGCTTCGTTGCCGCCGTCAGCGTTGACCGTGATCGTGTGCGAGTGATTGCCAGCGCCGCCGATGCCTACGTTGTGCCCGTGCGTGCCGGCTCCATCAGTGTCGAAACTGTGCCCGTGCGCGCCGTTCCATGTCGTGTATGGCAAGGCATAGCTATCGATCGAGAAATATGAAAAGTTGCCGACGCCGCGATCGGTGTCGGGATTCGCCCATTGCGGCACGTACTGATTCAACGCGTGTTGGTGATCGCCGATTGCAGCGGTGTTGCCGTGGTGCCCGTGCCAGCCTTGCGAATCAGTCCACGCGCTATGAACGTGATCGCCGACAGCCGCCGCGCTCGCGCCGTGTGCGTGCGACAGGTTTTGATACGCCTGATACGTGCCGATGCCGCGATTCGCGTCAGCGCCGCGCGCGTCATCCCAACAGCGCAGGAATTCGCCGCGAAACTCGGGTAAGCGAAAGGTCGTCGCGCCGTCGCCGGTCGAAAAGCAGCCCCAGTTATTCGAGGTCCATGCCGACTCGGCGACGATCGCGCCGCTCGCCTGTGCATAGGCCCATAGCGCGGGATAGTCCACGCGCCGCACTACAGCGCCGTTCAGCTTGAGAAAGCCAGCGCGGACGCTCGTGCGAGGCTCAAAAACGACCGTGCCGACAGAGGCCGCCGCGATTGCAGCGATAACCCATTCAGTCGTGGGGACGCGCTTCGATACGTCGCCGGCCGCCGGCGTTTGTGCGGTGATGATGCCGGCGACTTGCATGAGGCCGATGCCGTCATCGGCCGTAGTGCCGACGAGTACCTTGCCGCCATACGGCGCGATCGCGATCGCCTTTTTCGTCGTGTTGCCGAGGTCCGTCGCTTCGATGGTCAGACCATCAAACAGGTTAGAGGTCGTGAGAACCGCTTGCCGCGTCGCGCTCTTGATCGCGACCGCGCCGAGCGTTGCCGCGCCATCCGTCGAGAGCGTCGTCGCCTTAACGGGGCCGGTGAAATTAGCGCCGGTGAGTGCCGCGTATCGGCTCGCGGCCGTCTTGGGCGTGAGCGCACGCGCGTTGTCGGTGCCGGCGTCGACTTCGTCTTGCGTCGCCAGCTCGATCACGCCTTGCACTTCGGTCGTCGCCGGCGGATTCAGAAACGTCGCATCGCCGAACGTCAGGGCCGCCGCGTCGATCGTCGTGAATTGAATGTCGGCCGACAGCAGCAGCATTGCGGCCGGCGACTTCTCCATGATCGGCGTCGCTTGGCTATAGACGCCGAGCAGCACATCGTTTTCGAGGTACAGGCCGAACCCGTACAGCGTGAATTGATCGTCGGTGTCGTCTTTCAGCGTCACATGCACGGTGTCGGCCGCGACATTCTTGCCGGCGAATGTCGTGATGCGCTTACGCTCGTTCGGCATAACGAGCATGCCCTTGTCGGCGACGAAAGGGGCAGACGCTAGGCCGATCTTTACGACTTGATGCGCATTCGTGCCCGTGTTGCCGGGCGCGACGAGCGCAGCGCGCCCGGCGTCGGTGAGGGTGATGAGAGTTCCGGCCATAGGTCAGATATCCGTGAAAGAAAGACGGCGATACAGCGCGGGCCGAACGGCCGCCGCGACGCGCTGCGTGCCCTGCATGGAAAAGCCTTGCGTGAAGGTGTAATGCGCGCTCACGGGTTTCGTCCGGTCGATTTCCGCGATGATGTCGGCGACGAGTGCAGCGGTCGGCGCTTGACCGTCTCGGCCGCTAACCGTGAGCACTACGTCGAACGTTCCAGGCACGCCGCGAGGCGTCAGCTCGAACCATTCGCGCAGGGCGATGTTTGCGCCGAACGCGGCGACGACTTCGCGCACAGCAGCGGCCGTGCCGTTCTTGCGTGCGATCGGAATGGCGGCCTTGACGCGGGCGCGCTTGGTCTGTTCGGGCCAGTAGTCTTTCCATGCGTCGACGCCGAGGTGCCACGCGAGCCACGGCAGCAGCGGCAACGGGATCGCATCGGGGTCCATCAGCACGGCCAGCGGCGACGGGATATCGCTAATGCGTGCGCCGGCGCGCGCAAGGTTGCGCTCGTGCGCGGTCGAGTTAGGCGGGAGCAGATTACTCATTGTTGTAAATGCCTCCGTCGACCAGCTCGATCGCCGTGCAATACGGCGCTTCCTGTTTCGTCGCCGGAATGTCGGCGGCCGGCTCGTCGAGCAAAACCTTTTGCACGCCCGGCGCGCGCGCAGCGGCATAAACGCCGTCGAGCGTGATCGCCATGCCGAGTTTGTGCATGTCGTCGGTGTACTTTTTGACTTGCTTGTTTGCCTCGGCGAGTGCGACAGAGCGATCAGGGCCGGCGAAGAAAACGAGCGTCGCACGCACGGCGTAATGCTTGATCGTCGCGCTCTGCACGGTCACGAAATCGGTGAGCGGGCGCACGTTGTCGGCCGCAAGGGCGGTGCGCACCTTTTCGACGAGCGGTTCGTCGGCCGTACCGTCGCCGTCGCGCGCTAGAACCGTAACGACGACTTCTTTCGGCGCAGGGCTTACGGCGGACGCATCGAGCACGCGGCCGTCAGCATTGCGAGCGTGCGAGATATACGCGCCTTCGGGGCCGGCGACGGAAAAGCCTTGCGGTGCGAGCTGCGTGCGCGCACGCAAGTCGGTGTCATCTTCGAAAACCGCGTCGATATCGTTCGCAGGGTCGGCCGGCGTGATTTCGAGGCGTTCGATTTCAAACAGCGCGGCGAGGTGTTCGAGGTCTTTGCCCTTCGCATAGGCCAGCATCACGGCGCGCGCGGCATCGTTCACGCGTTGGCGCAACACGACTTCACGATAGGCGTTTTCCTGCAACGCAATGTTCATCGGCTCGGATTCGAGCGCGAGGGCCGCCGCGACTTCGGCTTGTTGATCGGCCGGATAGAGCGACACGAGCCGCGCCTTGCGCTCGGCGAGCAGCGTTTCATAGTCGATCGTTTCGACGATATCGGGCGATGAAAGGCGCGACAGATCGATCGGCGTTGCGCTCATGCCGCACCCCCGTTCGTGAGCTGCACGCGCGTCGACACGGGTTCGCCCGTTTCGGTCGTGGTGCCTTCAATGTCGACGACTTGCACGCCCGCTCCGGTGTCGGTCAGCTCGGTCGAGAGCTGCACGCGGGTTAAGCGCAAGCGCGGCTCCCATTGCATCAGCGCGGTCGCGATCGCGGCATACAGGCGCACGCGCGTCGCGCCATTGTTCGGCGCGTCGACCAGCTCGGGCAGCTCGGAACCGAAATTGCGGCGAGCGATGCGCGTGCCGATCGGCGTCGTCAGAATCTTCGTGATCGATTGATACAGGTGAGTAATGCCGGCCGTTGCGCGGCCGGTCGCTGCGTTCATTCCAATCATTGCGGTTCGCCGACGAGTTGCCCGTCGCCCTTTTCAAGGTGCTTGTGATGTGCCGAGCTTTTGCCGCCGGCGATCACGTCATCGCTCACGGCCACGGTGCCGGTAATGACAGCGGCAGGGCCGCCGCTCGTGCCCGCCTTGCCGCTCATGCCGTTCTCGAATACGAACGCGCCTTTTACGAGCATCGAGCCAGTAACGGTCGTTTGCGCCGCGTCGAGCGTCACATCGTCGGCTTTAACCGTCGCCGAGTTCGTCGTGACGTTGACCGCGCCGGGCGCGGTGATGTTGACGGTTCCACCATCGGGAAAGACGGCGTTGAGAACATGGGCGGCCATGTCGTATTCGATCGATGCGCCGTCGCGATAGACGCGCATATGCTTCGCCGGGTCGGTGCTCGGCGGGGGGAAATCTTCGGAATAGAAACCGCGCATCGCGACAGCTTGCGCAGGGTCGCCGCTCGGACAAAGCAGCATTACCCCTTCGCCGATCGAGGGCGCGAGCCACTCGATCGTTTCGCCGGCGAACGGGATGAACCATTGAATCCAATCGGTATGTAAATCGCCGCTCACTACGCGGCATAGCGCGCCTTCAACCGACTCAACGGTGCCTTTGCGTATGCCGTTCAGAAATTGGCGTGAGGATTCGTTTGCGTTCATGCCTCCATGTTGCCGAGCACGCGCACGCGAGTCGACACGCTGCGTTTGTTAGCGTGTCGGGTACAAACTTAGTGAGCCGAATGATTAAGGCGCGATGTGTTTGAGCAGTAGATCGCGGATCATTTCGCGATCGGCGTCGGTGAA